AGCGCTGCCGCACGCAGATGGCGCTTCACAATCATGTAGAGCTGGTCGTGCGTGCCACGCGGTATGCTTGCTATGCTTTCGACCTTGGCCTGTGATCCATGCGTGTCATCATAGTGCGCACCACCTATGGTATGCCGGTGCCAGGCTCGCATTTGAAGTAGGTCTACATACGTTAGACCGGCTAGCCTGCCGTCGTTCCGCAAGCACCACAGCACTGAATACGGCTGGTCCTGGTAAGCCGTCGCAATCAGACCAGTCTCTGATATGTCTTCACTGCGCAGCGTTAGGTCTGCCGCGCTGTACTGATCCTGCAATTTGTCGAAGGCCAACTCCCGCAGCTTGCGCCCGTTGTTTTGAACGTACAGCAAGTTATTGCCAACCTTGGCGGGCAAAGCGGTTGGGTCGCAGCTCCAGGCACTGACTTTAGTAATGCTGAAGCTGAACGGTGTCAGCGTCACATCGTCATCGGTTCCAAAGCATTGGAATATGCCACCACTGGTGCCGATAGTTAGCCTGCGGTCTTCGGATAACCATTCAATCTGGTCTACCGTGTCTGAACTGATCGTTAGACTGAGCGCATTGTCTTCAAAGATTTGCTCGCCAATAATTGACCTACCTGCGCTGTCAAACTGGCCTGTGCTGCGCCCTAGCGGTTCTGTTGCACTGAAATTAAAAAAGTCGGCGGTCTTGCTAAAGAAAATGGTCTGCGGCTCTTCGGTAGTGCCTGCATACACCAGGCGCTGCTGATAAATCTGCACGGTACGCGGATAGCCCGTCGTTTCGCTGAAACTGCCTAACTGCCACTCTGTCGTAGCGCCTACGCCCGCAATGGCTTTCTTCAATAAAACTAAAACTACTGTCGTGCTGGTGCGCTCTACAATTTCGCCGTAGCCCCACTTGATTTGCGGGGCGATCTCGGTGTTGAAACGGATGTAGCGGCCTATGTCCGTAGTTTGAAAGCCAGTGTCATCCGTAATGCCAGTGGCTGCACTCGCTGTTACTTTTAAGTACTTGCCTTTGTCAACAAAGCTCTTACTGACCGTTAAGTCTGCAGAAGTTGGCGCTGCAGTGATGTCTACCGGTGTGCCGCCTGCGGTGGTCGCAAGTTTGAAGGTGTTTTGTGTGGCGCTGACTACAAAATAGTCTGTAGTGGCCGATAAGGTCGGCGAGCTAGTAAAGCCGCTGGGTATGGCAGAAAACTGGATCTTCATGCCATTAACTAGCGGGTGATTCGCTAGCGTGAAGCTGTTGGTCGCAACATCGACATTGCTTGGCGATATTGTACCGACTTCTTCTAGGCTGAGTGTTTGGGCAGAATCATCAATTGTTGCAGAAAACTCTGAATTTGCTGCCAGCGCTACCGTCAACGTGGTGTCGGTGGTGTTCGTCGCCATAAACGGCCCATCGGTCAGCACGGTTGCAGGGCTACTGCCTGAACTCGGTAGCAGCTCTGTCAGTGTCCAATCGTTCGTGTCGTTACGCTCTAGGCGGGCTGGTGGATGACTCGGATGGGCTAAGAAGAGTACGTCAGCGCTTTGTGTGAAGGCTAGGTCATCGACCTGTGCAGCGGTGTAGGGCGTTGTGATCTCTGCCCGCTGGCTGATGTTGACGTTGCCGCTGGTGCTTTGGCTTGTGGTGCTGGTGACGGTGAAGGTGTTTGGGTCTGCTACGGTGGCAATCGTGTAGAAGCCGTCAACGCCATTGCCGCTGGTAAAGTCCAGGTAGACTTCATCACTCACACTGTAGCCGTGTGTAGACTTCGTTACCGTGACGGTGGTCGTGGTCTGGCTGTAGGTGCCTGCGATGTCATCGGTTCGGACAGGGCCGTCGTTGGCGAAGAACCTTATATAAAGGTTGCCAAACTCTAACACTAGGCTTGTGCCCTGACCGCGACTAAACGGTATCAGTCGGGCTTGCCCGTTTGCCTTGGTGGTTGCCGCGAAAAACGTGCCTGGCCTGCGGGTCAAGCTACCCTGTGGCAGCACTACCATATTTTCTAGCGTCGCCAAGCTGGACTTGTAGGACTCTAGTTCAACCATACCTTGCATGCGTGGACTGATCTGCCCATCGGCAAAGCTGGATTGAAGTGCCTGAATTCGCATTATGGAGCCGGTACTGCGCGGCGGTAGGTTGAACCTACAAGGCGGGCGTTGATGAACCCGTCCGCAAGGAACTCGCCAGCCTGTGAGCGTTCTTGCGAATCAACGCCACGCGCCTCGGCCAGTATCTGTAGATACTTCGATAACATCCGGTCACGCAGCTCCGCACGACCTGTGAGCGCTTCTGCAATTTCAGATGCCAGCTTCATCGCTACGGCGTGCAGCAATAGGCTATCGAATTGGGTTGGATCAGTGACTTTTGCAATGTAGAGCAGGTTGACTGCTGTTGCGTCGGTAAACACAAAGCGGCCTTCCAGTTTGTAGTCCTGGTAGTAGTCTTCAATGTCTAGGACGCGCAAGCAATCAGCGGGAAGGGCAAACTTTTTTGCATAGCCCCACGCTGGCGCGGTCACGCTGGCAGCTAGAGCTACGCGGGTCACTGCAGCATTCCAAGGGTGCGAACGAAGCACGGCGTCTCTGCAGTCTTCATAACGAAGATTACACTGCCGTGCCCGCTCGTTTTCGTCGGTCAGGGCTGCGATTTTGGCTTCGCCCAAGTTACTCAGGGCGATGTTGCATATCTGAACGACGCTGGTCATTAGTCTCCCAAGGTATAGAAGACCATGAACTTAATGGTCCCAGTCGCGGCTGCGCCACCTACGGTAGCAATCAAGTCGGTCTGGGCCGTGTAGTTGTAGCCAACGCCTGCAATGGCATTGGTTTCGGTCACTAGGTTTGCGGTGTTCATCGTGGTGGCCGTGATGAAACGGTCATCGTCTGAAGCATCGCCTACCTTGATGGTTACGCTTGAACCTAGCGCATCCGCAACAACGCGGACTTGCCAGATGGTTGCGCCCTTGGGCATTCGCGCAAACGTAATCGTGTCCGCAGAAGCCGTAGAACTGGCTTCAAAACTGTCATACCAGACCCGCATTCGGCCATGAGCTTCTGCGGCATCTACATTCACGGCCGGATCGGCAGTGATGTTCGTGACTTTCGTCGTGTTATTATTTGCCATTAGTTAGCTCCTGGTTATGGCGATTCGTCACAAGAAATTTCAACGACCTTTTCTTCTTCCATTCTGGTCGCGCCAATCGACATACAAGCGTACACCTGGACGGCGTAACCTTTGTCGGGCCGCTCATCGATGCGCACGGTCAGATCCTTGGCTACCGCCAGTGTCAGACCGTCTACTGCATACGCGAAGCAGGTTCTAACATCGCTACTGGTGTTGTGTGCCAAGCGGGTGCTGGTGATGAACTGGAAGCCCATAAAGGTGTTCACCTCGCCTTGAACTAACGCCTTGACGGTGTTGAAATCTGAGCTGGTGATGTTCGTGCTTTCTAACAGATCTTGGATCTGCTTTGGGCCTACAACCATCACACGCGGAATGCTTGGGTCTACATCGTTGTTGTCCAGCAGGTACTTGGCTTCGCGTAGCTTGCCGATTGTCAGACCTTCATTTGATCCTGACAGGTTGACCGCTACTTTCTGCCCACTTGGCAGGGCGGTGGTGGTTCCGCCGGTCTCACCGGTCTTTGCGTCACCTGTGGCAGCGGTGATAATGACATCATCCATTGACCGCCCGATTGCGAATGCCTGGGCCTGTGCGTAGGAAGAAGTTGGGTCAACGATCATCCGTAACTTGTCTTGATCGTCAATTAAATCAGCTACTTCATAGTCTGCCAACGTCACCATTCGTCTGGCGTGTGGTGTGTCGTTGAGCAGAGTATCTGCAGCTCTGGTGGTTCGGACGGAAGCGCTCTGGCTACCGATCTGGTCAAAGAAGGCTTGCTTGCCGCGAACCGCTTCAACACGCACAGCACCGCGAAGGCGTGAGCCTTTTTGTTGGCTGAGATGCTGAAGGTTCGCTGAATACTGCTGTACAAAAGCAGTTGTGATCTGCGAAGACATTATGTCTCTCCAAATTTAAGCTCCCATGCCTAAATTCAGAGTTATCTTCGCTAGGAAGGCTCTTGGTAGGGTGCGAAATACGGGTCTAGACAGATTGTCCGACACGCAGCCCGCATGGGTAATCGTGCCTAGCGCTTGCGGCTAGGCGGTGGTTTCGGTGGTTCTAGTTTGAACCCTTCATCCTGACATACAAAGTTCCAATACTTGTTTGCAAGTTGTATCGGATCAACGACATCTGCCGGTGTGCCGTTTTCTACAGCTAACCGCAACACTTCCATCCGCAGTTCGCGGATTTCCTGCTGGGTCATGTCAGCAGTTCCCGTAGGCGCAGCGCTTCGGCGACGTATTTATCATGGTCGCGGTGCATGCCGTCCCAGTACGGTCCATCTGGTGCCATCAGTTCAGACAAGCGGCTTTCTATATCAACTCTACCGCCGTTGGAATTGGTGCCAACATCGTTCTGTAGAAGCCCGTCTTCTGCCATCATGCGGCCTACTTTGTTCATCATCTTGACCAAGCCAGGATGATTGCCCAAGCCGGTTTCTTCGACTAACTTCAGTGTCTCACCATCCGCTAGCTGCAAGAAGGCACGCCTAGCGATGTCACTGTTGGCTTCATAATCTCTTCCCCAGTCCTGCCGTAACGAATGCACATAATTCTGCTGTTGCTGTTCAAACTGGTCCTTGGCAGCGGTTTCGCTCAGTTCGCTGTTCTTGCTGTACCAGTCATAGATGTTGCGTACTTGGTTCTTGTTCAGTCCTAGCTTGTGCGCTTCCTGCAGAAACTGGCGTGTTGTTTCATTGTCGGCGTGGATGTCGTAGCCAGCCGGATCATTTGGCCGACCAAGGCGTTCATAGACTTCGGACCAGGACGGGTCATCTTCTGAGCTGGGCAGCCGCACAATCTGCTCTGGTGGTGCGCCTAGACGCTTGACCAGATGAACGTAGCTCTTGGCTAGCTTCGATACGTCATCAAAGCTGCGCAGGCTGGGTTCATTCGCTAAATCTTCTGGCAGGCTTCGCGGATCAAAGGCTAGGCCATTGACGGCTTCCGCGGTGCCTTCGGGTGTCAGCCCAGTCTGGCTAGGCTCTATTGGTGCTTCAGATGGCGGCGACTCGTTCGTCGCTTGTGCCTCTTGGGTCGTAGTCGATTCCATACGGATGTTCTAAAAGGTTATCAAGCCGCTCCAGGTCAGTACCCAGGTAACGGAGCAAATCAATAACAACACTACGCCGTCCATCGTTATACGCCGTGCTATATGGGTCGCCAGGAACGTGACACGGGTCAAAGATCCCGTGTCGGTGACAAAGGTCTGCCAAGACACGCTCGCCCTGCGGACCTTTAAAAATGGTGCGGTAGTCCGCCAACCGTTTCTTTTCTTTTTCGCTTAGTCTCATGCGCTCTGTGCCCTGGCTTCATTTAGAGTAGCGACGCTTTCGTTTCTGCGGCTCATGCTGATAAGGTTTTGCTGTTCCGCGATTGCGTTCGCTTGTACCAACTCCTGCTGTTGTGCCTGCTGTTCAGCTTCGGCCTGCTGTTCTTGCATCATCTCTTCAGTACTCTTGAACACGCTTGGGCTGACCTTCAGGATTTCTGCGGCTAGTTCTGCAACACGCCCTGTCTGGAAGCGCTGGATCACGGTTGGATCTAGCTGCGCAAACGGCACCAGGAACTGAATCAACTGACTGATCGAAGCCAGTTCGCCTGCGCGTTGAGCAATCGCTACTGGATTGCTGTAAGCCACCTTGAAGTCGGCATCTAATAATACTTGTGGCGGTGGTGGTAGCATCTGTGAACGCAACATTACGGAAAGTGTGCGGATCACGAGGGGTCCGAGGTATTCTGCCTCTTGACGACTAACGACGGGCGCTAACACGTTTAGGCGATCTCGCTGTCTAGCAGCGATTTCGGTAGCGCTGAAACGCAGGACGTCACCATCGGCAGCCGTGGGGCCAGGTAACTCCAGCAAGTCTAGATAGAAAGTTCTTTCAATGGCACCCCGGACTTGACCAATTTTGGCTTCGTTCAGGTCTACCCGCCCGCCAGTTTGTAGCGGTGCTATGCGGTCTTGTGGCCCAAGACCGGCGCGGTAGTAGTTCAGACCGCCTGGTGTCGTTCTGATTGGCGACAGGAACCCGTCGTCCGGCACTAAGAGCGGTGGATCGACTACTTTCTGCAGCGCGATCAAGCCAACACGCTCCATTTCATTGACCATCCGGACATCGGGCAAGGCTTCAATCCCAGGACCACGCCCATAAACTTCCATACTGTTTTTCTGCCAGCGGCTGACAATGTAGGGCATTTCATCAAAGCCACCTTCCTGCACCGTCTTGCGGCTCTCTGGATGCACATAGACGCTCAAGAAAGGCTTCTGCTTTGAAGTCCTGCCACCAGGTGCGTTGCTTCTAGGCCGCACGATGTGCAGTAGCTCAAAGCGTCGAAACGGTTCCTTGTCGGCGGCCTTCACGATTTCGTCAGGCAACTTGTTGCCAAACTGTTTGTACAGACTTCTAGCGGTGTCATCGAAGCGCCGGTACACGCTGTCGATCATGCCTGTTTTGTTTTCGGCAATGTACGTGTGGCCTAGAAAGTACGACTTGAAGACTGGACCCATGCCAGGCTCTTGCGTCACATACATGCAGCCCGTACCAAAGGCTAGCAGGTCTAGGTAGTATTCATGCGCCGACTGATGAAACATTGACCTGGGCGCATTGAAGACGGAGTTGCAGCGTCTAGTTGCGTCTTCTAACCAGAGCTGTACCTGGCGGTTTTTCATCAGTTCGCGGTCTTCGGTTTCTAGGGCAAACCAAGGCACTGTAGAACTGGTCAGCGTGTTGTGTAGCCCAGATGCGCCACGAACCAACGCCCGTACCGCTGTGCTTTCATAGATCCGGTCACGACGCTGTTCCCCAGGTGCGCGGTACCTATTGGTAAAGTCGGCTCTTCTAGGAATCATCAACTCGGCAATATCCTGCCACATATTTTCCCAGTTGCCGCGCTCGCTCTTCAGCGCTTCGTATTCTTGAACTAGCGTTGCTGCATCGCTACTCATAAGGCGTACCTTCGGCGGCTCTGCGTATCACCACCACCAGATAAAATCGTGTCTTCACGCCCATAGCGATTCAACAGCAAACGTCGCATGCGGCGCAAGCGTTCTTCTTCGGTCATCTGACCAGCCTTTGTGGTCGCCTGCTCCATCTCTGGTATTACACCTGGATCGTCCAGAGTTGGTGCAGACGCTAGATTGTCGCCGGTGGTTACCTGCCCCCCACTGCTTCCATCGTCATCACCAAAAACCTGATTGGCCAGATCAATATTAAAATTTGCAAAGTCTGTCGGTAGCGCTTCAATGCCACCAGTGTTGCCTTCTGCATCTCTGACCGCACCTTGCACAAACTTAACTGCTGGGTTCTTGTCGCCAACGGCTGTGGCGTATATATCACCAACTAATGGAATTACTTTTTCTTCCATGTACTTTGTGGCCTGTGCCGCTTGTGATTCAGCACCTCCAGTCAACTGCTGCGCATAGCCTTCCAAGGTTTCATTGCGCTGCCCGCCTGAAATGTTCTTACCAAACTGGACCGCATTTTCTTGCATGGCTGCAGCTGCCCGCACCGCTTGCGCTTGTGCCGCTGCGCCTGCTTGTACTAATGCTTCTTGTCCTGCAGTGCCTATCCTGATTAACTCTTGCTGTATCTGACCGCCACGCTTCACGGCTTCTTCCTGCAGGCCACGCACACTGATGCGACTAAGGTCTTGGTCTAGATTTAAGCTCATGTCTGGCAAAGTCGGCATGTTGATTTCAATCTTTGGCATGTAGTCCTGCTCGGTGTTGATGCCTAACGTATCGGCAGCACCTTTCAGGTTCGTCTTTGCAGACTCAGTAAAGCCGCGAACATTGGTTTCTATTAGCTTTTCAGTTTTGTTTTTTGCATCTCTTGCATCACACATCGACTAACTCCTTTTCCATAAGTACGGTTTTTAATCGGAAGCCTGCCTTGTTCAAAACTCGTTGATAGCCTTTGAAGCCGTTTTGGTAAATTCGTACAGCACCACGTTTGCGGGCATCTGCTTCAGCGGCAGGCAAAACTTCGTTTACAATTTCTTTTAAAGAACCTGCCACATAGATTCCGTAGCCTTCCAGGCCGTCTGGACCGGATTCATAAGCACCCACCAAGCAACTGTTTTTTGAACTGTAGAACTCCAAACGTCCTGCGTCGATTGCGGCCACTACTGCGTCTACTGTCGTGTCATGCCCATTGCGCTTAATCGCTTTCGCGATGCCGTCCCGAAACTCCTGCTTCAACGCGCAGCTCCACGACGCTTAAAGCCTTGGCTCAAAACAGAACGCCGGTACCCTAAACGATCACCGCGCTTTCGGGCTTCGGTGTCAATGGCTAATGAACGCTGTAGTCCAGGTGCCTGCCCTGAGAGCGTCAAGACCTGTTGCTTCGCGGTTTCCGCCTGACGCGTGTACTCGCTCAACTGTGGTTCCATTCCTTCATACGCCGCTTGTAGACGCGAATACTCCTGCTGGCTCGCGTCATAGACCGCCTTGGTGTCACTCGCGGCACGGTCCACAAAGCCCGTGTCCTGGGCTAACGACTGATAATTCTGTAGCGCCTGCTGAACCTGCCCAGAGCCCATGAAGTTCTGGTACGCCTGCGCTGCTGGTGTGTAGGTGCCAGACGCATATTGGTTGTACGATGCGACACTAGGGTTGTAGGTGTTCTTCAAATAGTCCTGGTAATTACTTAACACCGTTCCTGTCTGCTGTTGGGCGTAGCGCGTCACATAGCCGGTGTCTTTGAGCAGGTTTTCTAGGTTGGTATTGACGCCTGAAATTTGTGTGGTTAGGCCGGTAATGCGCTGTTCGTTGTTGCGGATGCCTGTCTGAAAGTTGGAAATCTGTTTCTGATAGTCGCCAATCCGGTCGTACGCGGTCTGGATATAACCACTGTAGGTCTTGGCCCGATTGGCGACGTTTTCGTAAGTGCTGTAGTTGGTCGCACCACGACGGTAGGTTTCATAGACTGCATCAGAAAACGTCATCGTGCCGCGCTTTGACAGAAACTTGATCGCATTCGTCAGCGATCCATAACCAGAATCGGTTACTTTGCCTAGCCCTAGTGCAAATCCAGCATTAAAAGGCCGATACTCTTGTGCGCCTTCGTACCGATTTTGGTCATCTCTAAATACGCGATAGATTTTATTGGTGCTGTCAACAACATATCGGCCACCAAGTTCTGCTGAGTTTGCAAATAAATTTGCAAAATTCTGTTGTGCCGAAATGTTTCTTTGCTGCGCCTGAATGTCCTTGGTCAAGGCTGTGATGTTCGCAGAGTAGCCTTCGGCTTCTTTCTGTAGATTGCTGATCTGTGTGCGGTAACTGCCTAGTTGACTTTCGTACTGCTGTTGTCCGGTCTTCGTTGCTCCCGAATACTGTGAAGAGTACGTTCCATAGAGTTTATTGGCTTGCTGGGCTGCCGAATCCTTGATGCCGCCTAACCGATTCAACTCTTGCTGGGCTGCCTTGTAACTGCGCTCTAGGCCAGCACCTTGAGCCGTCACGCTCTGATACGTCTGATAGCGCTGCCGGAGCTGCTGGTTGTAGGCATCTACCGCCTGGTTGCGGTCCTGCACATAGCGGTTGTAATCCCGCGTTAGCGTGCCCTGGTAGTTACGGGCTTGCTCGACGGCTCGGTTGTACTGTGGTGCCAACTCTTCATAACCCGCTAGTGCGGCTCTACCAGATTCCTGTGCGCCCGTTAGAAGCTGTCGGTTCCGCTTGAGCGCTTCGCGGATGTTGAAGTCCGTTGCAAACTTAGTTGAGCGGGCCATAGCTCTCTGCCGTTGGGTGTTTCATCCAGAAGTCAAACGGGTCGAAGGTTCCGTCACTCAGGCTGCCGACCGCTACACTAGGGCGCGGCTGAAAGTTCGCTGTGGTGGCGTATCTCAACGACTGACAGGCGTATCTGGTTGCACTCATTAGGTCATCGCTCTTGCGAACCACCTTGCCGTCCTTCCTGTGGTACATGCGGAATTCCTGAAACCACTGATCCAG